AGAGGCGAATGGTTTCATATAAATCCTGAAGATGCTGAAAAAATATTAACTGAATTTTTTAAAAAAGAAGGTGATGAAAGTGAAACTTGACACATTGATTGACGATATATATGGACAGCTTGATAAATTATTTGAAGGAAAAGCATTTAATTTATCAGATGAAGATCTGGACATGACCGCATCACGTATCAAAGATTCCCTTCTGGCTTGGGCTAGACCATCAGAAAGAAACTCAGAGTTCTCTCTGCGTATGTCTAATGTTGGTCGGCCTGCCAGACAGCTTTGGTATGAGCAAAATATACCAACAGAAAGCACAACACCTCACCCATCTTTACAGATAAAGTTTCTTTACGGTCACATCCTAGAAGAAATTCTTTTGATGCTTGTTCGTGCCGCAGGACACAATGTCACTGACGAGCAAAAAGAAATTACAGTCAAAGGTATTAAAGGCCACATTGATTGTAAGATTGATGGTGAAGTGGTTGATGTAAAGACTGCATCTAAGTTTGCATTTAATAAATTCCGTGAGGGTCGCCTAGCTGAAGACGATCCTTTCGGATATATGTCACAGCTTGCAGGCTATGAGGAGGCTGAGAAGTCTTCTGAGGGCGGCTTTCTTGTTATTAATAAAGAGAGTGGGGAGCTATGTCTTTATCGCCCAGAAGAGCTTGACAAGCCTGCTATCAATAGACAAATACAAGATGTAAAGAAAGCCTTGAAGTTGGCTACGCCTCCACCACGATGCTATGAGTCTGTGCCAGAAGGCAAGAAAGGTAATATGAAAATACATCGCAACTGTAATTACTGTGCTTATAAGTTTGAATGCTACAAAGATGCTAACAATGGTACAGGGCTTAGAGTTTTTAAATATTCTAGTGGGCCAACGTACCTAACTCACGTAGAAGTTGCGCCAAGAGTAGAGGAGGTGTTTAATGAATCGACGCCTTTCTAAAAAAATAAATCAAAAAACAATTGACATCTTTCTTGAATGGCTCAGTAGTGTTATATCGGAAGAGCAAGCCTCCCAGATTGTACGCAAAAACTACAAAGAATATGTTCCTGAGAATGCTTATTACTGGAGCAAACACACCATTTTAAATTCTGTTTTTTCGCCACGTTGGGTTAAGCGTAAATTAAAAAGAAAGCTTAGACAAAACCCACAAAAAAAGCTAGACAGTTACTGCATGAATGACTTAAAATGAAAGTATTAACAATAGAGGCGTTAATTTTTTTCTGCGCCAAGCAGTTAGCAGACGAAGAAACAATAGATAATGATCTCTTGTTTGAGTTGTATACTGTATTACATTTACACTTTGAAGGGATACCAACATTACATTGAAACCAAAAATAAAAAAAGGGTATAGGAAGGCGCGTGTCAAACGGCCTGTCGATAAAGCACCTGTCCGTGGATATGATTCTAATTGGGAGTATGAGTTACACTCAGGCATCCTTAATGATTGGAAGATTCATTCTGAAAAGGCAGAATATATTGTCGAGCATACTTATCATCCAGACTTCATCCGCACAGTAGACGGCAAGAAGATATATCTTGAAGCTAAAGGCCGCTTCTGGGATCATCAAGAATATAATAAGTATGTGTGGATTGCTAAAGCTTTACCAGAAGACATAGAGCTAGTATTTTTATTTGCAGATCCCAATGCTCCTATGCCACAAGCAAAGCGCCGTAAGGATGGTACAAGACGTAACCATTCTGAGTGGGCTTCTTCTAAAGGTTTTAGATGGTTTTCTGAAGATAGTATTCCAGAAAGCTGGATAGATGTTTCAAAGAGGGAGATCATAGGTGATGATGAATGATCGAAAGCAAGAGCGCCTAGAAAAATTTAGTCGTCACAAAAGAAAAAAATACGAAGAAAAAGTAGACGGCAAATATAAACCAATAAAGAAAAGAAATAAATATAAACTAAATGTAAATGACCTAAATAATATTGACGAGATGGAGGAATAACATTGGACGCCTATCAAGAATACATACACAAAAGTCGTTACGCACGATACCTTCCAAGTGAGGAGCGTAGAGAAACATGGAAAGAAACAATAACGCGCTACATTAAATATTGGGGAGATAAACTCAATGATGATGAGCGTGTAGAAATATTTAAAGCTATCCACGATCTTGAAGTCATGCCGTCTATGAGGGCTTTGATGACCGCTGGTGAAGCATTAGATCGTGACAACATGGCAGGATTTAATTGTAGTTATCTTGCTATTGATAGCCCACGTTGCTTTGATGAAATGATGTATGTTCTTATGTGCGGTACAGGTGTTGGTTATAGCGTAGAAGAACAATACGTTTCTAAACTTCCAGAGATCGCAGAGGATTTCCATGCAACAGATACAGTCATACACGTACCGGATTCAAAAGTTGGATGGGCGAAATCGTTTAGGGAACTGGTATCGTTGTTGTATTCAGGTCAAATACCAGAATGGGATACATCTAGAGTTCGACCTGCGGGTGCCTCACTCAAAACTTTTGGAGGTAGAGCAAGCGGCCCAGAACCTCTTATCGACCTCTTTAAATTTACAGTTAGATTATTTACGGGAGCGGCTGGACGAAAGCTTACGTCCCTTGAATGCCACGATCTTTGCTGTAAGATTGCTCAAATCGTCGTCGTCGGAGGAGTCAGACGATCAGCTTTAATTAGTTTATCTGATTTATCAGACGATGCACTACGACAAGCAAAGCATGGAGCATGGTATAATACTGAGGCACAGCGTGGCCTTGCAAATAACAGTGCTTGTTATAATAGCAAGCCTTCTTTTGAATTATTTTTAGATGAATGGAGAAGTCTTTATGAATCAAAAAGTGGAGAACGAGGAATCTTCAGTAGAGCCGCAAGTCAAAAACAAGCTTCAAGAAATGGTAGAAGAGATAGTGAAAGAGATTTCGGTACGAATCCCTGTTCCGAAATTATATTACGAAAATCCCAAACTTGCAACCTTTCAGAAGTTGTCGTCAGACCGGAAGATACGGCTAGATCTCTTGGGAGAAAAGTACGTCTTGCAACTATCTTGGGTACTCTCCAAGCTACCCTCACGGACTTCCGATACCTCAGAGGAATCTGGAAAGCCAACACCCAAGAAGAGGCGCTCTTAGGAGTAAGCCTTACAGGTATTCTTGACAATCCTTTGCTTACTCTTGAGAACAAAGATCTTGATGGACTGCTTGAAAACTTACGTGACATAGCTATTGAAACAAATAAAGAGTGGGCAGAACGCTTAGGTATTTCTCAGAGTACAGCCATTACCTGTGTTAAGCCCAGCGGCACAGTCTCTCAGTTAGTTGATTCTGCATCAGGTATCCACGGACGCTATGCACCATATTATATTCGTCGTGTTAGAGCAGATATGCGTGACCCTCTGTGTGCTGTCCTAGAAGACGCTGGCGTGCCTTGTGAGAAGGATAGTTTTTCACCCAGTACTAAGGTATTCTCCTTCCCTAAGAAGGCTCCAGAGAGCGCTGTGTTTGCCTCAGAGCAGACAGGGATGGAACAGTTAGAGTTATGGGCTAAGTACCAGAAGCATTGGTGTGAACACAAGCCTAGCATTACTGTATATTATCGTGACTCAGAGTTTCTGGAGATCGGTAATTGGGTCTACAACAACTTTGATGATATATCAGGTATATCTTTTTTACCGTATGACGAACACAGCTATGCTCAAGCACCATATGAGCAAATAACAGAAGAGCAATACAATGAAATGGTTGAAGGATTTCCAACAGAGTTTGATTGGAATCTTAACGAGGCTGATGATTTTACTGAAGGAGCGCAAACACTAGCCTGTGTTGGCGGGGCTTGCGAACTCTGATGCCGTTAAAAGATGCAACAATAATAGGCTTCCGTGTACTAGTAGATTCAGAAGGCTTGATAATGACTGAGCAAACTGAATTACCGGATGAACATATACCCAAAGCCTTCAAGGAAGAAGAAGCTCAAGTATTAATTCGTGCGGCTATTAGATCCTTTAAAGAAATTACGGGGGATATACACGTTAAATTAGAGTCAGAGCTAGATGCTATTAACAGGGTTTGCTAACATCCATTGCAGATGTAATTAAACCGCCTGTAGTAGCCCTGTGGCGAGCAGTTTTCTTTGCAATCTTTTTAGGTTGCTTTGAAAATTGCTTGCCTTTTTTTGTGTCTTCTCTTTTCTTTGCGGAAGTAGCCGCATACTCCGCTGAAGATAAAGAATCTCTAGCACTCTTAGGAAGATAGCGTTCTCCTGTAGCCTTTGACCCCTGTGTTGAAGGCTTACCAGACTTAGTACCCCAATCTTCTTTTGTCCAATCAGCTAAAGACTTTTGAGATTTTTTCATTTATAACCGCCGCCTTTTTCTTTGTATTGTTTAGCAAGCATCTGTGCTTTACGTGCAGACCACTGCCCCGGCTTACCCCCTTTGCTACCCGCTTTAATCTTTTCAAATAAGCGTTTACGCATAGTAGGCTTAGTGTAGTTACCTGCTTCGTTAACTTTACTTTTCTTTTTTGCTTTACCGCCCTTTTTAAAAGGGTCACGATCTAAATCAAAAATACTTTGCATTAGCCATGTTCCATATCTGATATAGACTTATAAGAAACTATACCGCCTTTAGCTCTAGCTGTACGATCAAAGTCTCCGCGAGAGAGGTTAGGATTAGCTGACGAAAGCCTTTCTAATTTTTGATCTGATATGTCAGCCGCCTTCGCCACTTCCATGGCAAATGCACGATCTCTGTCCTGTTGCTCTTTTGTTCTAGTTGGTCTTGGTGTACTAGGGCTTGTAGAAGAGGATGGTGTAGCTGTCGAACCGGTTATGTTTTGTTCAACCCATTCTCCTACTGAGGTATGGCTTGGACTCCATGAGGCCGCAGTATTAAGAACGTTTATCCCCAGTGGTGCTACTGCACCAACAAGCGCATCTACAACTTTTCCCGGAATTGTTGTTGGTCTTGCTTGTGGTGTCATTTTTCTTTCTAGTTTTTTTATATCTACAGTCATTTTAATCTCCCGGTGGAAAGCCTAACATCTTCTCATTTGAAATTATCCAAGCCTTTGGGATTGCCAGTTCTGCATCACCCTGTACAGGCTTACCATCTTCTAAAAGCATATGAGGACATATAATTATTATGTCATCGTCTTCGTGTATTATTATTCCGCATGAAACTGCTATGGCGGTTGTAATTTGTTTCAGTTCGCTAATGTCTCTCCAGCCTGTGTTAGCACCTCCAGAGGCATCGTGCCATACAACTTTGTGTATCGTTACCACTTGACCTTATCAGCCCAGTAAGCCGCTGACATATTGCCACGCTTGATGTTCTTTCTGTGACGGGCTTTGAAGCTCTTGCGCTTGGCTTTCATACGCTTAGATTCACCAGCCTTTGGCTTGCCAGCAGTCTTAGCACCTTGCTCACCAAAACGGATTATCTTTTCTTTACCGTCTTTGCAGGCTTTGACAACGTGAGACTTTTTAGGGTGGCTTGCTGTGCGCTTAGGCTTGTTACAGGCCATCTTCTTCTTGTCGATCTTGCCACCTTTGGCAACGTCAATTCTACCTTTAAAGTTAAAACCATAGGCATCTTCGTCTTCTGAAATGTCTTGGCCTAAATAAGTTAATTTAGAATAATCATCTTTAGGATTTGCCCTGCCCTGCGCTGTACTTTTTGATTTATCAAAATCATATCTATCTGGCAATACTTCAAACTGCCCCTCTGATGTTTCTTTAAAATTAAACGCGCCTAACGATGTAAACATTTCAAACACAGGATCAGTAAAAGATGCTTTTGCTAAATCATATACGTTAGTGTCTGCTCGTTTTTGTTTATAAAAATCATTTACTGCTTGACCATCTGCCATTGTTGGGTAGTCTTTATATGTTACATAACTTCGTCCATCTTTTTTGGCATTCAACATTGCATTTTTTAGTACAGTTTGTTGTTGTTGTCCCAAACTACCAACATCTATATCATCACCGTCACGCTGTAATCCTAAAACATTACCTAATAAAAATTTTCCAAAAGCTTTTGCGTTGGTAGGAATTATAGTTATTCCGGTTCCTTTTTTCTCAGGGGGCTGTTCTTTTGTCTTTTGTACCGCTACCGCTCTTATACCAGTGCGCTTTGGCTCTTCTCTCTGCACAGGCTTTCTTACTTCACGCCTAGCAGGTTGAGCTTGAGGTTTAGCTTCTGATCCTAAAACTAATGTGTCACCAGCACGGATACGGTCTGGGTTTTTTATGTTATTAAGCTTAACAAGATCAGCTATGCTTACACCAGTGTCTCTAGAAATGTGAGAGAGCGTGTCACCTTTTTTTATAACGCGGCTTGCTGGCCTTTTTACTTCATCTTGGTCACTCATAAGCTTTGAAAAGAAACCTATGACGCCGCCTTCTGCCGCACCAAAACGCTTATCATTAGGATCAAAACGTCTTGCGCTAACGGCCTTCCACTGCTCTGGCTTAAAAAGAATATAAGAATAGTTATCTGGGTCTGTTGTAAAAGAAGGTTCTACTTGGTTTACATATTGAATACTGTCAAAGCCATAGCTTTCTACAAATTTTCTGAAGTCTTGATGTAATCCCGCAAGTTCCATAGACATTGCTTGAGCTTGTTCAAATTGTGAAATACTTGAAATTTCTATATCTCTAGACGTTCGAGAAAGCATCTGTGCTTTTTCATTTAATTTTTTAAATGGTATAGATTTTGATAAGCTTTCTCTGGAAGTGTTTAATTGAACAGCCATTGCATCAAGAAACATATCAATGCCGCCGTTGTCAAAAATAGAATCGTCTAAAAGAGCACCTTTATCAAATAGAGTTTCAATTTTCCAACTGCCATCATTGCCAATTTTCAAAGGGTTTTTAACATTTACATAACCTTTTTGTATTGAGGCAGGACGAACATTACTACCATAAACATTGTCTCCCCAACCACGCATTTGACCAAGTAATTTAGCAACAGCCTTTACTTCGTGTTCCAAAAGAAGGTTATCTCTAGTTGTGTTGCCTGTTTCCATACCTAAATACTGAGTAGCAACAGCCTCTATAATTTCTTCCCAGCCGGTAAGAGGCTTTTCGCCTATGCGCCTTCTACCAACGGCGGTTATTTCTTCGGGCCTTGTATCAAAGTTATCAAGCTGACCTTTTTCTGCAATACTGAGTTTGGTGTAGGCTTTTAAATCGTTAGGGTCTAATTCCAAGTCTCGTAGAAAATCATCTAGATAAGAATTAACTTGCAAAGTTAAGTCGTAAATTTTATTAAAGTCTTCTGGCTTTATATACAGACCGGCCTTTTCAAAAGTTTCTCCAAGCTTGTTTCCTTCAATGCCCATTGAAAACAAAGCCATATGCTTACCAAATTCATTATCATCTACCAGAGCTTTTAATCCAAAATAATTTGCTTGCCCTAGTGTACCAACGTGGGGGCCAATTTCGTTTGTCATCCAGAAACGAGCGTCCCACTCTGTATCTTGAAGCGAGCTTACGCCACGAAATTGTGGACGCTTTTCAACACTCTCAGCTAAAAAATCTTCAAGGGCTTTTTCTTTATTTTCTATTTGAGCAGGAAGTTTTTTCATCTGTGTAGATAAATCATCAAAATCTGGCATAGACTCACGCAAGTTTTTATATTCAGGCATTCCTTTCAGAGTAGCAATTGCCCTAGTTAAAACTTTTTCTCTACCATTCTCTGACAGCAAGCGATTGTTTTCGGCCTTACCAAGACGAGCAGATAAATAATTATATAAAGCTCTGTCAACTTCAGGATCATAATCCTGCGCCTCATCTGCTGAATTAAACTGACTTTTATACACATTAAATGTTGAACCTTCTAAATCAACATCAACCATTTTTTCTAGTTGAGTAGCGATAGAATAGTCAACGTCTTGCTCTAGTACCATGTCTTCTATTTCAGGATCTAGTTTTTGAGAGCTTCCTCCCGCAGAATAATGTCTTGCATATTTTTCAACATAATCTGCTAATTCTGTTGAATCAACATCTACATCAGGATTAAGAAATAAACTAGACTCTAACTTTTCGGTCGAGGTTTTTATTTTTTCAGCAACTTTAGTTTCGTCAAATAGATTATCTGCACCAGCTACGATGCCTCTTGTAATTATTTTTGTGAGTGCGCCTATTGCCATTACACGGCCCTCGCCAGTAAACTTCTTGGAAAATCTTCTTCATCTGTAAATGCAGTACCTGCTTGTTCGTTGTAGGGCAGTCCCGTCATTTTATCTATACGCTCATCAGGCTCCGAAGGTACTTGTGGAACATCTGTAACTTCACCACCTTTCTTAAAAGGTGTTCGTAGAGGTCTGCCCACGATAGATTCTTTTAAAGCTTTGTCTCCTTCTCCCAAAGCACTACGATAATCAGCCATCGCCTCAGCACCCAATACTGTTTTGCCTGCACCGTAAAAAGGAACTTTAGTTCCAAAAGCCCTAACAGGGCCATACTTTACAGCGTCTACAACTTCACCATATAACGGCCCTAGAAAGGCTTGTGGAATACCTATTACACCATCATACTCTACGCTATCACGTACACGTAAAATACCATCAAGGGGCAGACCGTTCCCTCCCCAGCGAGCTATAGACTCATACATAATCTCTGCGGCGTTTTTTTCGTCATATCCTTCACCCCTATTACGAGCATAGTTTGTAAAGCCTGCCGCCGCTGTCATAGCAATAGCTGTAGGAACAAGTGTCTGTGCCGCTATATCTTTATCTCTGAGTAGGCGCTTACCACCACGCTTTAAAATATTATTAGTAAAGGCAGTTGGATAACCTAACAAGTTAAAGAAAATAGATCCTATCGGCGTGTATTGAAAACGAGGCTTAAGTCCAGAAGCTCTGTCAGGCTGTAAAATAATTTGATTTGTATATCGTGCGGCCCCGTCTACAACATCACGATAATATGTTGCATTTTTATCTGCACCATCAGCCAGCCAAGCTTTACCACGCTCTACATCTATACCAAGTTCTGCAAGATCATCTAATTTGTTTTGCATTCTTCGTGTTATTGGAGCATTTCCATGCTCTGCTATATCTGATAAATGTTCTTTTATCATTATTTTACCAGTTTGAAAAGATGCGTTCTGTACCATTTTTGTCCATTGATCTAGCATAGTAAATCTAAAAAATTTATTACTAATCTTTTGCATTGTTTCGTTAGCTAACTCTTCTCCTGCAAGGCGATCTGCCATAGACGCAAGCTGTTGTTCTAAAGCTAGTCCTACACTTTGTATTTCTCTCCAAGATTCATCTTCTGTTAAACCAAATTGATCTTTAAGTTGCTTTTGAGTGTCCCTTGTAATTTTTAAAAACGACAAATTCCATGTATCTACCAACTCATTCCAATCTTCATTTAGTTTACCCAAACCAATTTTGTGTGCGGCGGCAATTCCTTTTGCAGTATTAGAACCGCCAGCAACACCTATGTTTAACATAATTTCTGTCAGGCTAGAAACAGGAGCAAGAGCTAGATAACCTAAGCGATTAGTAAGCTCATAGCCTTGGATAAATTTATTTTTTGCACCCACATCATCAGCATCAATAGACTCAGATGTAATAGTTTGATAAAGATCTTTAATTCTCTTTTTTTCATCAAGAGTAAACTCTTTGCCTGTGGCTTGTTTTACCTCTGAAGCAATTTGATTGATCCACTTATTTTCAAATCCTTTTTTACCTTTAAAGCCATTAACACCAAAAACTTTCTTTTTAGCTAACGCTCGTCCAGCCGTATCCATATAATTATAAAACGTAGACTTAACATCATTATTTAAAAATTTTTCAAACTTAGCGTCATCGGTAATGTTTTCAAACTTTCTTTTTGCTGAAAAGAAATAATTACCACTGCCGCCTGCTAATTGATTTTTTTTATTTAGCATCTGCTTAACAATTTTCTTTGCGCCGTCTATGTTTTTAGCTTCGCCAGCTTCTACTAAAAGGTTTGCAAATTGATTTGGGCCACTGCCACCACCAAAATCTTCTTCTATTGCAGAACGCTTCCATTGACGAGGCACATAGTTTTCTCTCATGGTTATAAAACCTTCACGAGCTAACAAACGACCAGCAGTGCGATATCCTTTTCTTATTTGGCCCGCCGCAATATTAACGGCTTGAGAATATTCTTGTGCTTCTGAAGCTTGCCCTCTAATAGATAATGACAAAGCATCATTTACTTCTACAGCTAATTTACTATTAAATCTTTTAGTTGATATAGGCAGAATAGCAGTCCTATAAATATCCATAAATTGATTTGTTAAAAGCCTAGCCGTTCCTGCATAATCTTCTTCAATAAGCTTTTGACCTTGCTGACCAATAACACTTTTTGTTGGATCTGTTCCCATAGCAAACTCAGTATTTACTTTTTCCATAAGCAGTTTTGCTGTGGGAGATACTTCAGTGTAAGGCGCAAGAAATCCTGCGGCTTTTCCGAAAGAAACACTAGAAGTAAATCGGCTTGATATTTTATAAAGGCCATTTAAAAATTGATTTCTTTTGTCTTCAACAGGCGCATTCTTGTGGGCGGCGGCTAGTGCGGCATCAACAACCTGATCGTATGTATCCTGCCCACCACCAAGACGACGAACAATTTCGTCGATTTCAGTTAAGTCTGAAAAATCTTCGGGTGTTAAATTCTGACCTTTACTAGCAACTTTTGTTGAAAGACCAGTAATAACCTGATCTAGATCTTCTGTAACAGCCCCTAAGAGCTTTTGCATTTCTGTAGCAAAGTCTTCACCCCTGAGAGCCTCCGCTTCGCGTAGAGAGCCAGTGACAAGCTCTTTCATACCCCTTTCAAAGTTTTGTGCGGCTTCTGTTGGAGACTGCATAGCCTGTTGCAAGGCTATTTTAAAATTTTCTGGGGCCGTAGCGGTTTTTAAAAGACTTTCAATTTCTTGCGCGGCTATACTAGGTTGTTGCTGTACTGCATCCATAATTGCAAGTTTAAACTTTTCAGGCGCTGTAGCCTGATTTAGTAGTTGCTCGACAGTCTTTGCGGCTTCAGAAGGATTAGTTTGAATTGCTTGTTCTATGGCAAGCCTAAATTTTTCAGGGGCTGTAGCAGTTGCTAAGGTTTTTACAATTTGGCTGGCAGGTTCGCTTACCTGAAGGTCTGTATTAGCGTCTTCGATTTGTCTGCGCCGTGCATATTTGTTTGCAATCAATCTAGAACCGTAACCTAAAGCACCACCAAGTCCTGCACCAACAGCAGTGCCAACAGCTATTTCAGCAGGTGAATATTCATCCCTTTCCCCTAACTCTTTTTCCAGCATTTGCTGTCCTGCGGTAGCAGTCCCACCAACTATAGCGCCCTGTGTCACATAGCCTTTTACATTTGTAGGATTAGCTACTTTTAAAGCTTGATTCAAAGCTTTTTTTGCAACTTGTCCTGTGGCGGCACGAGCGCCTACAGCGCCTGCGACTCCAGCAGGGCCAGAAAAACTGCCTGTAATTGCCGCAAGAGCCAAAGTACTTGCGTTAGCATAATTAAAAATAGCATCAGTACCATAATCACCTATTGCTTTTAAAACTTCACCGGCTCCTGTAACTTCAGAAGCTTCAAAAGAAGAACGCAACCAACGATAATCTTCTTTTATGTTTTCAGGCGCATCTTCCAATGCCATTGCTTTAGCAACAGCAGTTTCAGTACGCATAAAGTCATCACGCAAAAACTCTATAGGATCATCATCGGTTTCGGGATCTGTCGCCCCACCTGTCGCTAAATCAAAATTAATATTAGTTGTAGACAAATAATCCAAAACATTTTCAAAGCGGTCAATTACTTCTGGGCTATAGCTCCAATCAGTAGTGCTTTGGGCCATTGTTGCCTGTGCTGGATTTTTTGTTTCTGGAGACTGTAATAAATAGCTTCCGTCTGCTATTGCCTCTCTACGTGCTTTAGCAAAATCAAACATTTATGATCTATTCCTTCTAGCAATTTCTGCATTTAATTTTTCTTGGATAGTTGGGCCAAGTCTATCATTATATAACCTAAAAATATCTTCGTCACCAAAAACATTTCCAAAGTAGCCAAGAGTACCTGAGTTTTTAGTAAATCTTTGTACATCCCTTAACTCTTGATTTGACATTTTATCTAAATTTTCTTGTTTAAAAAACGTATTTAAATCTGCTTCTACTACTTCTTTTATGCCTAAAGGCACTTCTTCATAGTCATTATTAAAATATTCAATTGTTGCCTGCAATGTTATCAAGGGGTTTTGTCTATCATTACCCGCCAGCAGTGTTGGTCGATTATTAAAAGCTTTGCGATCTAAAACCTGTGCTGTAGCGGCAATACCAGTTAGCTGACTACGTGTAGCCCTATCACCAAAAGCAACTTCTAAGGCTTTCCTGCCTAAATAAATCTGCTCTCCAAAAACAGTGATCACTGCATCTCTTTGTTCTGCTGTTCCGTTATCACCAACTTTAGCGTCAACTTGTTCACGCAAAGCAGTTAAACCGTCTGTATTTAAAGCATTTGTAGCTTCTCCATATATAGACATGGCGCCTTTTTTAGACATTCTAGTGCCATCTCGTTTAGCATCACTTTTAATTTTCATCATAGAAGCTAAAGAAATTCTTTCACCATTACCGCTAAGACTAAAAAAACTTTCAGGTTGGTCATCATAGCCATTAACTTGTATCCATGTTTCCGTTATTGCTTCACCAAACTCATTTGTAGTAGTAATACTAACTGGTTTTTTTGATTTAGCCGCCAGTGGAAGATCTCCAGATTCTGCTAGTTGTTTTGTAATTCTAGAAGCTATAAAAGAATCTCCAGTTGTAGAATAAAATTTATCAAAAGAGTCTTTAAATTCTTTAGAAGTTTGATACATTTTATCAGAAGTAACAGAACGATAAACAGCACCATCTGTATTACGATCATCTTCATCTAAAAAATAAGACGTTAGTTTTCTTAAACCTCTACCCATTACACCTGCATCAACACCAGAGGCTTCTCTTAAGGCTTTAGCATATGCCAAGCGATCACCACCCGTTGTTGAAATAATATTCTGGGCCTGCTCTAATTGTTTATCAAAAGCATTTATATATTCTTCAAGAGATTCAGAAGCCATTTTTTCTGCTAAATTTTGTACGTGTGTATCACTGTAAGGCTGATTATCTTTTGCAAGCCTTGTATCTAAAGATGCTTTATATGTTTGAACAAGTTCGTCATTAAAAAAAGCTTGTTTACCGCCAGCATAGCTTGCCGCTGTTCTAGCCCGTTCTGCAACCCTTTGTGCGTTATCAACAGCAGAGCGTACAATAGCTCTTTCGTCCAAAACACTTTTTTGATTCATAAACTTATTATATTTTTCTACTTGTCGCCCCTGTAAAACATTACCAATAACTTGACCAGTAAGATTTAAAAGCATATTTTTATCGGCGGTTTTTTCGCGCCTCCTACGGTTTTGTCGAGCGTCTGCTAACAAAGCCGGAGCATTAACTAGCGGGCTTTTAGTCAAATCAAATTCTGCCATTATTGTTCACCTTGATTACTTGGGGGCGGTGGAGGTGCTTGCTCTCCTGCCGGTTGTGATAATAAACTATTTATTTGTTCTTGCGGAATAGCTTCTACCTTTGCCTGCATTTGTTTATCTAATGAAGGCATGGCTGTTTTAGCTTGTTCCATATCTGTCTGAACTTGTCGGCCTTTTACTTCTGCAAAAGATGAGCCTATAGTTTCTTCTTCATCTAGATCATCTTCCATATCATCCCTAAAGAATGTGGGGTCTATGTCAGCCCTTTCACAAAAAGCTAAAAAGATATATGCTGTAGGCTCAATAAGAAGTTGCATTAAGGAAAAATTCCACTTGCCTTCGTAGAAGCCACTAAACAAAACAGTCTGAACAACTTCCATAAGTGGAAAACCATCAGCCATCAACTTAATAAACTGAGAATAGTTTTCTTCTTGAATAGCATTTTCAAAAATATAATTCAAAGCTTTATGAAGGTTTGAAAACTGTGGTGGCCTATCGTGTGGCGCAGGGTTTTCTGGATCTGTAGTCAGACTAATCCCCGGAATAGGAAACTTCCGTTGTAAGTTGATGTCTAGAATATCTTGGTTCATGCCGCAAGTTCCTCATAGGCCAAAGCAAGCCCAGCTTGAAGGCTAGGAGCGCCGTAATACCCCTGTGAATACATATTAGTAAAGTTTGAGTTTAAAATATCTTGTTGTATCTGAGTAAAGTCTGAATAGCCGCCCATGCCTGCCATCATGTTAGAAGTAGAAAGACCGGGAGAACTTTGAATAGGTGATGTTTGTAAAGCACTCATATCTACAAACTCATACGGATCTCTTAAATCAGCGAACTGATTTTGTGATTCTGATGGATTATACTGATCAATAAGGTTTCCCATACCTGCTAAAGACATTTCAACGCCCTGAGATTTTAAGAACTTTCTGCCTGTTGTTCCTGCGCGAGCCGCTAAAGACTTCGGAGGTTGGAAACCGCCAGACACAAGTGTCCCGTCGGAGTTCACGAGCGGGTTATCAATAACCGCACCAAACTCTGTACCGACCTTACTAGCGTCTGGAGTATAAGAACTAACATCCATAGCAGTTGATTTAAATGGGTCAGCCGCTATAGGTCGGGTGTTAGACATAGATAAATCTCCAGCATCTAATCCAACATCAACAAAGTTCATTGTTTCTGGAGCTAACAAAGAAGAGGACGGTGCAGTGCCACCAACTGTAACCCCAAGCTGTTGGTCGGCTGGAAGTGTCATTGTTTCAAGATCAACTTTTGTTGCCATATTACCTATGTCGTAGGTTGTCCCTTCTCTACCAAGCCCTAACTTTTCATTAAAACTATAATTAGGATCATTAATATCTAATGACCTAAAAGAACGCTCTCCTGTTACTGGATCGTAACCTACATCAGAAGCACTTAAAGTATCTCCTCTAGCAAAACTTTCTTCTAAATTTGCCTGTATGCCAAACTTGTTCATACTAGAATCAATTGTTGATTTAGAAAACAACTGTCCTAAATCAGAGCCTGCTGTGCGCCAAGCGTCTTGAGTTTTTGACCAAGCCGTATCAAAATTCAATTCTGTAATATCTATTTTACCGGCTGTAAGGTCTTTCATAAAAGTTCCAAACTGTTGTCCACCCGGAAGACTATTAATTGTAGCGCCTACCATGTTTCCAATAGTATCTGTAACAGCAGAAGTAACAGACTTAAAGGCTGTACCAACACGAGTACCTACCTTTACTGCGGCATTAAGAAAGTGTCCAGCGCCTTTAACAACAGCGCCCAATGCTCCACCTAATTGTGTTCCCATCATTCCGGTAGCTAGTCCTCCTAGTGCCGGTAGCGCATAGGGCATAATAAGTGCCAGACCTAATTGACCTACAATGCCAATCTTGCCCATAAACTTACCGACTTTCTTAAAGGCACTTTTAATACCTTTCCCTATTTTTTTGAAAACTTTCTTAATACCCTTAAAAATCTTTTTAAAGAATCCCATTGTGATTACTCTCCTCCACTCATTACACCTGAAACAAGATTCATCAGGCTTGATATTGTAGTGCTAGATTCTTTACTAGCGGCTGTTTCATTTCCAATAGCCGCAATGTAAAGCTGTGTGTTTAATGCTTTATCATTTTCAAAAGATGTTCTTAAATATGCCGCCTCGTCCCTTACCGCAAGAAGTTCTGATTCATACTTCATTGCATCCATCTGAAAGTTTTGCTGGACATTAAGTTTATTCATTTCATTTTCAGCGGCTGTATTCATCATTGCTGTTTTACGATCATACTCAATAGCAGATTGAGAAGCGATAAAAGCATTCTGTGCATTAAACTGTTCACGGTTTGCAGATATCTGAGCATTAGCAATTGATGCCGCAGAAGACGCTCTAATGTTAGCCGCAGAAATACTTGCGTCTGCACCTATCTGAGTAGATTGTATTTGAGCGGCAGTCTGCATACCAGTAGTTTGAATTTGCGTTTGAGACTGTAGCTGTGCAATACCTTTACGTGTTGAAGCATCTAAACTTGCAATATCAAACTGATTAGCCAACTGCTTATCAAGAGAAGTCATCGCATTAGTTTGACCAGCATTAAACTGTGACATTGCATTTAACTGTTGAGAATTAAACTGAGAGATTTGTGACGCCATAGAAGCATTAAATTGATCTACTTGATTTTGACTCTGAGCATTAAACTGCTTTGCGGCATTCTGCATAGACTGATCAGATAACAAAGCCTGTTGTTGATTTTGAGCATTCATAATTGCTGATTGTTGATCAGCATTAAAGTTTGCCATATCCATCTGTAAAAAAGCCTGAGCATTCTGGGCCGCTAGTTTTGTACGATTATCAGCATTTGCAAGATCTAAAGAAGCCATAGCTGTAGCGTTTTGCATAGCGGCTTGCTGTTCTGCATTAAAATCAGTCATCGTCATAGACTGCATAAACTTACTATTAGCTAATTCAACCTGCTGGTCTGCACTAAACTTAGTCATATCTACGTTAGCAACCATGTTGGCATTTTGAACTGCTCGTTGTTGATCAGCATTAAGCTGTGCAACATTCATTTGAGAAGCAATCTGTCCCTGCAAAAGATTTGTTTGCATACGACTATTTAAATTAGCAAGTTCTGTTTGCTGTGCGGCAGATAAGTTTTCTGATGCAGATTGATTTAAAGACGAAAGATTAGCAAGCTCCATCTGTTGTTCGTTACTAAGATTAGCTAACTCCATCTGTTGCTTAAAGCCAGCATTCTTAGCAAGGAAGTCAGCGGCTACTTGCATAGTTTGCATACGCGCAACATTCTCAGCAGACATATTTTCTTTGTTTGTCTGGAACTCAAAATTAAGATTAGCCATTTCCGTTTGCTGTTCATTGCCAAGATTAGCAAGGTTCATCTGTTGTTGTTGTTGAGATTTTTGAACAGCGGCTTGTTGTTGATTTTGAAGATTCTGCATACGTGTTTGTTGTTGCTGTGTGGCAGAAGTAATCATTGTGTCTTGAGCAAACTGACTTTGCATTGCAGACATTTGCTGGGCCATCTGAGCCGTCTGAGAACCTGCTGTTTGGCTATTAGCGTTGTTTTGTAGTCTTCGCTGTGCGTCTAGATTAGCTTGAGCTACATTAGCCTGTTGCTCGTTTGAGAGGTTCTGAGCGGCCCTTTGTTGTAATGCCTGTGCATTTTGCTGTGCCATAGGCATTGCACTAACAATAATAGCATTAAACAAAGAATCTCTAGCTACGTTAGAGGCTGTCATACCTCTTGCCGCCATTTTTTGTTCTACTGCGGCAACAGCGGCCCTAGCCCATACAGGAGTCTCACCATCTTCAAGACCTGCAAGGAGTGTTTCCATTTGAGAAGATACCAAAGCTTCTGTAGGCAGTGCCGCAACAGCCGCACGAACTTCTACAGGCTGGTCATCAATAGCGGCTTCTACGGTTGCAGGATCTTCTACAATAGTTTTAGTTAAGTCTGGAGGAAGTTGACCAACCTGTGCAATCATATCAGCCGCCTCACCTTTAGCGGCAGTCCCTTTGACTTTTCGCATCTTGGCGGCTTGATAGCCTACAGTCTCAGTAATTTGTGCGGCTTGTCCATCTTCAGCCGCTGTACCAAGAATATCTTTACGTGATTTAAGTTCAGCTTCTTTTGTTGGTGCAACCTTTGCAGTCTCTCCAGTTACAGGATCTACAAAAGCACCATCAGAAATGTTGTAGTCTGTTTCTTCAGCTAATGCGGCTTTCTCTGCTTCTTTATCTCTTTCAGCCGCCTGCGCTTTTTCAGTAAGCTCTTGATCTTCAATGTCAGCAGTAGCCCCATCGCTGAGTTCACCGTCAACATCTTTTACGTCTTGTACTTTATCAGAAACTGTTTCGACATCTTTAATAAGGCTTGCGTCTACATCTTCGGGCTTTTGAGCTTTTTGTACTGTTCCTTGAGATACACCATCAACAGTAGTTGAAGGAGGAACCATAGGCGGTATGCTTACATCATCCTGTAAAGATGATTGTAGTTCTGCTGGAGGCGCAACATTTCGTTCTTGTTCCATCGCTACTGCCGGAGGTATATCTTCTTGCAGAGATGATTGTAGGACTGCCGGAGGTATATCTTCTTGTAAAGATGATTGCAGTACTGCTGGAGGTATATCTTCTTGTAAAGATGATTGCAGTACTGCTGGAGGTGCATCTTCAACAACTTCTATAGCCGTTTCCGTAGGGGCCGGAGGCGCAACATTTCGTGAGGGCTTTACGCCTGCTGTAGTAGGTTCCGGCATTGGAGGTTTTTTTACAGCCTGCACGTTTGGTCGGCCTTCAGAACGTACCTTCACGTTTGGTCGGCCTTCAGGACGTACCTGTACGTTTGGTCGGCCTTCGGAATAGATTGGTCGGCCTTTGGAATAACCACCTCCTCGCCTAGCCGCCACGCGACGATTATCATCATTTTCTTCTACTTCATTATCTGGTTCTGACGGGGGCGGGTCTTTTATAAACACTTTATCTTCGTCTAAAATTGCTTCGGGAGGAATAAGTTTATCTGTGTCTACAGGTCTATCAGGAATTGTTTCGTATTCAATATGCGGAGTTTTTTCAATAACTGGTTTTACGGGCTTTTTAGTAGTAAAGCCTGCCGCTGGATCATAACCAATAGATCCTCTTTCTGTAGAAGTAAACTTAGCAGGATCAAATCCTGCTTCACCGGCCCGTTTAGTTTTTTGGGCATCTCTTAAAGCCGCATACTCTTGATCAGATACAACACCATCTTGATTAATATCATAGCCTCTGTCTAAAGCTTGTGTTTGGTTGGCTCGTGCTTCTTCTTCTGTTTGGCCTCTGCCCATCAATTGCTCAAGGCGCTCTGCCTCAGTCATGGTGGCATAGTCTTCCGGATTAAAATCATCAAGGCGTGGAACATAACTGCCGTTTGTTTTGGAGCCTGTAATTGGCGTTGCAGTACCGCCAGAAGTATTTATATAGTTTTTTGATCCGTCTGGATTTAAAATATAAGGTTTGCCTGCATCATCATAAAGAACATTAGGCATACCCCCAGAATACTTTTGCACACGCCTTGGCTTACGAACGCCTCCGGGGGTATACTTCTTCCTACGATTTTTTGTTTTTTGTCGAGCCATTTATATTTCCTCAGTACGACCAAATAGCAGGTGAAGAAAACTCATCTTCTGCCATATCCAAATGTATAAAACGTCCTTTGCCTTTCTGATTTATCCCTATGCGTTTAACGCCATGCGCTATAGCAACTTCAAGAACCTTTAAAGCTTTATCTCCTCTTACAGCTATATCAACTGCACAGCCTGTTGTATGTGCTCCTACGCGACCTTTAGAAGCCTCTATAGGATGTTCAATACATCTATAACCAGAACTAATAACAAAAGGAAAATTACATTCTTGTCTTATGTTATTTAAAACCTTTAAAAATTCTACATCAAATTTATACGCACCACAATGCTGACAGCTTAATTCTTCTTCTGTAAAATAATTCATTCTTTTCTACCAGTGCCTAAAAATAATCCAAAGGCTCCTGTTAAAGCTCCTGTCATCACACTGACTAAGCCTGCTTGTTCTAAAGTAGGTGTCGGGATTCCCATAAACCACTCAACAACACGATAGGTCATAACAAGCATAGCCAGCATTAAGAGCCGTGGTACTACTCGCCACTTATCTAGCTCTTCGGGCGTCATTGCTTTCTTAGCTTCATAATCTTGTCAGCCCCTTTGATGCCGAATGAACTAGTCACGGCAACAAAAAGGAGGTACTGATACCATTCTGGAAGATTACCCAAGGCATTAAAAGCATCATGCACCCTATCCATAACAGTGATATCATTAACACCAACACCATACATAACAGCCACAATAGGGGCCGATAGTAAAAGCGCAAACCATTCGTCTTTCCAGCTATTAGCTGACGCATCAGCCATTTTAGATTCCCAGTCAGCGTCATTCTGAATAACTTGTAGTTTAGCGTGATGTTTTGCTTGAGCTTGCTCATGCTTGTTGTTAAGATAACCACCAACCAAATTTGTTATCGGAGATATTAAAGCCTGCCAAGCCATATTAGTTACAAACGCCAGCGTCTTCTGAGTTATCAAACTGAGAGTCACCACAGCCGTACTTACCGTCGTTGTCTGTGTCACAGGCCCGTTGCCACGAAATCATGTCAAACGATAAACCTTCAGACCACGGCACGTAAGTTTTACACCAATCGTGACTTCCTACAGCAAAGGGATCTTGTGGCTGTGGCACGTAATCTCTTGCAGTCCAAGGCTTCTGTACACGAAAGAACGTGTCTTTGTTTTTCATTAATTGTCTTTTAAACAAAGAACTAGTGGGAGTACTAATGTAGATTTCTTGACGGTCTGTTAAAGTATAGGTAGATCCATCATCATAATTAATAACAGTAGCTCCAAAAACCAAAGCAGGTAACAATAAAAACAAACTTAAATATTTCATATAAACTCCTTTATCTTATAAAATAAACAGTCAGAGATGCGCCAGCAGTTACACACACCCAAAACATTCTTTCTATATTACTAGATGTTTTAGTATTTAACAAAACAGCGTTGCTTAATTCTTTTATATCTTCTTCTTGATCATCTAATCGTTTTTCATGTCGATCAAGTCTTTTAAAAACAGATAACATACGCTCTTCTATACGTGCAAACTGAGATATTGTGTCAGCTAATTTATCTAGCTTTTCTTCTATGCGTTGTAAACGTGGCTCATTCTCAGGTATAACAGCCATCAAACACTCCTTATTATTATCATTGTGCCGTAAACAATACCGGCTGTTACGACACAAGCTACAGATAAGAAAAAAGTATCTAATAGCATTCGCTGTCTTTTTCGCTGTTTGTATATTGCTTCTTGTCTAGTTGCTTTAATTTTTCGACGTAACATTATCATTTCTTGATAAGTTTCTACGCCATAAGACCAAACAATTAATTCCCTAATTTGTTTTTCTTGCTCTTCTAATTTCTTTTTTGCTATAACACTATTTAAAGCTTGTTGTTCTACTGTGTTCCCGTCAAAAAGTTTTTTAAATATTCCGGGGTTTTCAGCTTCTTTTTCAGCTTCTTTAATATCAGACGCAAAGCTGTACCACTGCCCTAACTTCTGAGCAACGTGCTCAATCTCAGCACCTCTGTTTACTAACGTCTGTACACCTTTGAAGGTTGTAGACGCCATAGCAATTAAAGAAAGAGGATCCATTCATTAGGTTACGAGTTTGCGTTAATAGCGGTTTGAAGCACAGAAGTATCTTGTGCATCAGTCCAATAGTCTTTAGCAACCATAAGTTCTAGGTGCTCGACATTGCGCGATACGCAGTCAGTCCACTCGTCATCTGCCCATCCTTCTGGTTTACCGGCGTTTAACAGCCCTACAGAATCCATAGCGGCATCATAGTGTGCTTGTATTTCTTCTGTGGTTAAGGTTTCATCAATCATTTTTACTCTCCACTTAATTCAGCGACTTGCGCTTTTAATGATTCAATTTCTGCAAGCGCCTCTTGCAATGCCGACACCACAGAGGGCAACAGCGTTGCGTAGGACGCTTCCAGCTTGTCAGGGTTACTCTCGTAAACTAAACGCGGAACGTGCCAGTTTGTTTCTTGCTGTGCTGTTTTTAGCTCTTGAGCAATAAACCCGTGATCTGACTGGCCTATTCTTTCGCCATCTCGCTGATTCCAATCAAACGAAACAGGACGCAAGGCTTTAATAAAGTCAGAAGCACTGCCAAGGGTTTCAATGTTTTTCTTATCTCGCTCATCAGACAAAACCGTTAGAGCTACTTGACAGCGTAGTGTCGCAACACTTGAGTTTCCTAGCGTTACCTCGTTAGTTGCTGTACCGCTTGATGGATCAGCCGCGTATCCAAGACAGGTGAGGTTGCTTCCTGACGTAATTCCGTCACCCGCACTGTTCCCAACCGCCACATTATTTGAGCCAGTTCCGTAGTAACCAGCCGTATATCCGATATAAACATTTCTAGCGGCACCAGCACCTGTGTACCCAGCATAAGTTCCTAGGTAGGTATTATCAAAGCCCGTGCTAGTTGTATACCCAGCCTGATAGCCCACAGCTACATTGAAGTTTGGCGTGGTTTGGCTGGTGAGGGCATACGATCCAAGAGCCGTACTGTAGCCTCCAGTTGTGTTAGTGGTCATCGCCGCATAGCCAACAGCACAGTTTCTTGGCCCTGTGGTGTTGGCGTCTAGCGTTTGATAGCCAACGGCTACGCCATAGTTTCCTGTTGTATTTGCATACAGCGCGTAGTTTCCAATGGCGGTGTTAGAGTATCCAGTAGAGGTGCTATAAAGGGCTTGTAAGCCCAAAGCGGCGTTTTCTACCCCAGTAGTGTTTGAAATAAGAGCTTGCATACCAACAGCGGTGTTGTTTCCCGCTGTAGTATTAGAGACACCTGCCTGCATTCCAACAAAAGTATTATTGGAACCTGTGGTATTAGCCTGCCCAGCCTGTCTGCCCAAAGCTGTGTTGTAGTTTCCTGTTGTGTTGTTTTGCAGTGCTGTTGAGCCAACGGCAGTAATTGAATCCCCCGTGCTGTTCTCAAATCCAGCGTAGTGACCCACAGCCACATGGTTGGTGCCTGTGGTGTTGTCCGTAAGCGAGTAGTCTCCAACCGCTACGTTGTAAAATCCTGATGTGTTCGCGTAACCGGCTAGATATCCCAAGGCCGTGTTAGCCGATCCCGTGGTATTTTGAAAGGTTCCGTATCCGACGCCAGTAAGTTGAACGCCCACTGTGTTGGTAAAACAAGAGTTGTGACCAATCGCTACATTGCCGGTTGCGGTGTTATTATATAAAGACGCATAACCAACCGCAGTGTTGTAGCTTCCTGTTGTATTTGAATACAGAGCCGCAACCCCAAGGGCATGATTAAACGCACCTGTAGTGGTTAGACGGGCCGCGTCATTACCTGCGGCAAGGCTATTATTTGCTGTGGTTGCATCTGCTAGTGCGCCTCTGCCCAGCGCCGTCATATAACTGCCTGTTGTCAGATCGGTTAGCGCCGTCGCACCTAGTGCCGTGGAATATGACGACGTGGTGCTGTTATCCATCGCGGCATGGCCCATAACCGTATTTTGCGTGCCGGTAGTATTACTATTTAGCGCGCTATAGCCAAAGGCGTTGTTGTCGCCTCCAGTAGTGTTATTGCCAAGCGCGGCACGGCCTAGCGCATTATTATCTGCCCCTGTAGTGTTTACTGCTAAAGCGGCATATCCAACAGCAACATTTGAGTTTGCAGTTGTATTACTTCGTAGTGCTCCATATCCAACGGCAACCATTCGGATGCCTGTGGTGTTGTCTTCAAGAGCAAATCCCCCAACGGCAGTATTATTGGCTCCGGTAGAATTTGTGGAAAGGGCGCTATAGCCAACAGCAGTGTTGTAGTTGGCAGTAGTACTAGCAGTAAGGGCGCTATAGCCAACAGCAGTGTTGTAAAGGCCGGTTGTGTTTGACGCTAACGCACTAAATCCCAGAGCGGCATGGCTAGTCCCAGTTGTATTAGCGGCTAAAGAGTTGTAGCCAATGCCTACGTTGTGCGTACCCGTAGTGTTGTTATACATGGCTTGAAAGCCAACGGTTACGTTGTAGCTTGCACTACTTTGGGCAGAATAAAATGCAGTCTCACCCAATACCGTGTTTCTAGTGCCAACAGGATAACTTCCTTCCAGTTTAATAGTGCCGTCTACATCTAGGGTCGCTGATGGACTCGTAGTGCCAATGCCAACTCGACCTGTATCAGTCGTGATGCACATCCGCGTGTTATTAGGATTGCCTGAGTTATCGTCACCAAATCTTATTTTGTCTGAGTTAGCCCAAATCCACGCATTAGCTGTATTACTGCCGGTTCTAATAAGATTTATTGCATTATCACTAGACGCTTTAGAAATCGTAAGCGCACCTGTTGGATTATCAGTACCAATACCTACGTTACCAGAGCTATTAATACGCATACGTTCTGTTGGCGTTAAATCAGTGCCTACCGCATCAGCAGAAGCGGCATCTGCATAAAAACGGATTGATTCGGAACCAACCCACACAGCACTCTTTGCCCAGCTTGCCGCGATAGATGAGTCCATTTTGTTGGACGTTTCTGATCGCCGGTATCCGTTTGCCAATACAGTTGCGGCAGAGCTTGCCTCTCTAAATATGTTTGCATATGAACTGTTGGTAGACTCGGCCCAGCTTAGATTGTAGGTTGACTCTAGAGACAAGCTCTTATCAACAAGGCCAGTAGTACCAACACCTACGTTCTCACTAGAATCAATCGTAATAGCTATTGCATCAGCATTGTCATCAATGCCGTTTGAGGTAAACGTAGTAAACGTACCTGCGGCGGCTGTAGAGCCTCCAATAACAGTGCCATCAATCGTGCCGCCATCTATGTCCGGAGTGTTTACATCGGGTGAAGTAAGGGTTTTGTTTGTAAGCGTTTGACTTCCAGTAAGCGTTGTGACTGTAGAGTCAATCGCAAACGTAACGGCATTACCAGAACCCGACGTATCAATACCAGTACCACCAGTAAACGTCATAGTTTCTGAGTCAAGATCAATACTCAACGCACCACCAGAGTCACCTTGGAAGTCTAGGTCTTGTGCGGTTACTTGAGCGTCCACATAAGCCTTCACAGACTGTTGTGTAGGAACAAGCGTTGCACTGTCAGACGACATATCATCTTCATCTACAAAGGCCGTAACAGTTATTGTGCCGTCTGAAAGACTTCCGTAAGTTACAGTGCCGGTAGTTGTAATAGCTGATGAGCCATTATCAATAGCACCAAACCCTGAAGTAATAGAACCAGCATTTAAGGCTCCAACAGTTGTTACGTTTGAAAGAGTATCTAGCGCAGACTCAAAATAAGTTTCAAAGTCTGTTAGAGCTACTTGAACCATTGTGCCTGCATCGTTAACTACAACACGATCAGCATCTGCAAGCGTTGTAGATGTAGCAGTTGTATCACCGTCTACAATGTTTAACTCTGTGGCAGTGCTTGTAACGCCGTCCATAATATTAAGTTCAGCGGCTGTCGCAGTAATCGCTGTACCATTAAAGTTAATAGCGTCTAGATAGGCTGTTCCATCAATGTAAAGATCTTTCCATTCTTGACTAGAGCTACCAAGATCATAAGTATTGTCAGTATTGGGGATAATGTTAGAGTTTACATCTGCTCCAAATACAACATTGTCACTAGCGGCATCACCCATTGTAATTGTGCCACCATTAAAAGTAGTTGTTCCGGTTACGGTTAAATTGCCGCCGACAGTCACATTACCTGTAGTTGTAATAGCATCAATGTAGGCATTTGCCCAATACAGTGAAGTGCTACCAAGATTCCAAAGGCTATCATTTTCTGGAATAAGATTAGCTTGGAAAAGCCCCGGTACAAAAATAGTGTCTGCGGAAGCATTACCAAGATAAACATCACCTTGAAGTGTTGACGTACCGCTGACTGTTAACCCTGCAATAGTCGCAGACGTATCTACACTTAAAGTATCAATGTTAGCAGTACCATCAATATAAAGATCTTTAAACTCAAGTGAGCTTGTTCCTAAATCAATATCATTATCAGTTACAGGAACAATCGCACCATCTTGAATGCGAATTTGTTCTACTGCGGCACTAGAGACTTCTACATAAAAACCCCAACGATTATTAGTGCTGTCTACTTCTATTTTATTTAAAAAATCTAAGTCACCAACCTTTGGAATGTTACCACCCTGTGCGGCTGTACCATCGTGTCGATGTCCAGTAGAGCTTGCATCAGTGCTAGAGTATGCAAAAACATTTACTAACTGATTATATTCATCATTAAACAACGAAGCTGTGATTGTATCGCCATCTGCAAATGTACTTTGTCGTGTATAAGTTTGAGCCATTATTATCTCCTACCTGATGGCATATAATCTATATAAAAACCATTGACCGCGAACGGAAAGTTTTTATCTTCTGTTCTAATTCTAAAGCTAACTGTATTTCCACTTCCTTCTAAAGTTGAACGCACCATAGGATCATTAGTGCCTCCAAAAGTTGCTGTACCAAATGTAGAAGTTCCAAAAATAGCAGGAAGAGGTATTCCAGTAATTACAGTGTCTGATGGTTGTTGAACATCAGTAGATTTATAGTCGTATCTAACTCTTAAAGTAGGTGTTATTTCACCTTCAGGAGAAAAAGAAGTACGAACATATTTTAAAGTTTTTCGTGTTCCAATATCACCAAAATCTAAATCGGCTGTTTCATAAACTGCTATAATATTTTGAGTAGCTCCACTAGAAATAAATGAAGTACCTGTATCATGATTATAAATATACCCGTCTTTGTCTCCGTGATAAACTTTTTCAAGGCCATTAAAATCAATTGTTGAGCTTAAACCAAAAGCCTGTATACCTAGTGTTTCAGACCATTCAAATCCTTGGCCTGTAAAAGTTCCAATAACCCCACGAGTATTTGCAATTGTTGCATTAGCCCCAGAATAAAAAAGTCTATACTGAGATTTTTCTCTAATAACACAGCTATCAATTACATAGTCTGTAATGCTACCAGTTATATTTATAATAATATTTTGTATTTGTCTTGATATAGAGCTTAACTCTGTATCACCAATACGCGCTGTTGCCGCAACGGTACGAATACCATCAGGCGCTAAAAAGACTAGATCACCTCCTATTTCCTGAATACTATACGCACTAAGACAACCTACGTTTTCTGTAATAGGATCTATACGTGTATTTGCAGGCGTATTAATTTCTACAAGTTTATGAATACTATTTTTTGCAAAAACAATAAGGTTTTCTCTGAACCCCTTTATACCTTGAATTTGGTCTGATATAGTTACAGCCCCTGCTCCAGCACCAGAAAAATTATCAGCGTCATTATAGACACTAAAATAAACTGTATTTAAATTGTCCCCCACGCCTGCCGCAATTAAGTGATGATCGTGCATTGTAATATATTTAACACCATTTGAACCATCAACTGTAATTTCAAAAGCAAAAAAAGTACGGGTGTTTAATGCTCCTGTACCTTCCATACGAAACGAATAAATTTTGTTTGCGCCATCAGCAATAAAAACTTCACCATAATTAAAGGTTGCTCCTTCAAGCACTGCAAACTGACATTGACCTTGGTTTGTACGTGTTAGTGCAGAACGTCCTGTGAAGGCTGTATAGTTATCACCACCGCCTGCTACAGAACTACGATTTATTTGTAACCATGTAGCACCGTCATTACTAAAAAATATGTCAGTTCCTGAACAAACAATAACACCATCAGCGTATGCAAAAGTTCCTAGAACTCTATTAGTAGAATTAGGCCGTGCGGCTGAACCGCCACCAAAAGCTGTAAAGCCATTAATACGGCGATAGCCACCATCTGGGTCTACTTCAAAGTTTTCTAATCGTGTAGCAAAGCCGGGATTGGCTAAAAGCTCTAGCGAGTTTAAGTTTGTGTTTAAACCGCCCTTAGCTGGAAATCCGAATGCTTGAGACATTAAACAAACCTCATGCGATCATCTTTAATATAATCAGGTGTAGGTATCATTAAAGCATTCTTCATAAGTTTTAAACCACGACGATATTCATCTAATGCCAAGGCCGCAGGTTGAATATTCTCTTTAAACTGATGAATATAATAACGTGCTCTAGAAAGCAATACTGTTCTGTATATGTCTGGAAAAACAAGGGCATCACTATAGGCTGATAATTCAGTCGGCTGATTAAAAGCAAAAAAGTGAATACGATATACTTTGTCAGGTATGGGGCTTAATCCAAAGTTACGCCCATCATTACTTCTAAAAACTCTAGCGGGTTGTCCACCGTCAGCATCACCAGCATCATCTGCATTTTCTTGAGTACGATGATAACTTTTCCACTGCTCTAAAGTAATGTAGCGTAAATTTTTACTAACAAAAGGAGCCGTTTCTCCTGAAACACCAACAGTTGTTAAATAGAAATCATCCCAATCAATATAGCCATAGTCATCAACTAATGATGAGCTTGAAGCTTTTAACTCGTACCAGCGTTGATTAGCAACAGTTTCTACAGTTACATTACCGTATAGAGGATCTGTTGCACCGCTTTCACCTACAGAAAGAAAAGGCCACTGTGGTTCTTCAAGAACAACATCAAGATAAGCACGATTTACACAGTCTTTAACGTGAGCCTGAATACCAATTGCACTTGTAAAATTACTTGAGGTTAAAGTCACCTCATTCATTTCTCGTAAAAGTTCATTGGTCAATTGTAAGTAATTAGTCGCCATTATTTTTTATGAACCTTTTGTATTTCAAAGTTAGCTGATTTACTAGCTCCTTTATGAGACTTGAAGCCATCTTTAGGGTCTTTCATTAGCTTATAGCCTTTACCGCTTTTCATCCAGTGATAGCCTTTAGGCGCAGGGACTTTCATTTTTGACGCATGGACTCGTTATAGTCCATTCCCATACAAGCCTTTTCCATATCACGGACAGTGTTGTAGACTTTACCGCCTTCAGCTTTTTCCATACGATTACCGCCTTTCATGTATGGAGAACGGGCTGTACCACCATAGCTGTATGCTTCTTTCTTTTCTTTCCTTATCATACTGCTTTCTCCTTCTTACCAAAAATACGGTCATAGTTATCTTCGTATTTTTTGCGGTCTTCGTTTTTTAAATATTGTCCACTTATTTTTATTTTCTTTGTGGGACTCATCCTAATAGGATTCTTTTCACTTCCAATCTGTGGCATACCTATCTCCAGAAAAGAAAAGGGGGAGTATTTCATCCCCCTATTGTTTTTAGTCGATACCGTAGAAAGCCGAAACGAGGGCTTCTGGACGGAGTACTTTAGCACCATATACATGGAGGCCACGTACAATATCACCAAAACTTGATGGATCACGAATCACTTCTGTATTCACGATGGTCTGTGCAGTACAGGTAGATGACATATGACCAGCAATACACTTACCAGCCGCGTTAGTAGTCGCCGCAATGTTGTTGGTCTTGTACATATCAAAACCACGCAACTTACCAGAGCTTACCAAACCATTACGGATGGAGCCTTGGCCTGCATTGAAATCAACGCTCAAGAGCTTAGAGCTACTTTGTACCAGTTGCTCGTAGAACTCAGGGTTAGCAAGGAACCAGCGACCTTCTTCTGGAATGTTCTGCTCATCAAGCAGACGCGCCATGTGTGAAAGAACGTCAATAGGATCGTGCTCGCCAGAAGCGTAACCGATGTCAAGGTTACCAGTACCGTCAAAAGTACCAGCCGCCAAGTCAGTAGCGCTGTCAGAACCAAGAATATGGTTCGGAGAAGACGCAGGAGTACCAGCAAACATAGCGGCAATTACACCTTCATCAAAAGCGTCACGCAGTGCGTAAGCGGCTGAAGATGATGCAACTTCCTTAAAGTTTACGTGAGACATAGAAGTTTCGATGTCGTCAACGATGAACTTAAATGCGTTTGCCGTATCTACAACAAGGCTGACTTCTTGATCGGTCAACTTAGTTTGAGTTACGTCTGCACCACGCTCGTACTGATAGACGGTGATTACCGGCTCTTTGATAATACGAACTGTATCGCCAAAGGCAGTAATTTCGCCAGCATAGTCGGTGTTAGTGATAGCTTCCGCTACTGAAGACTTCCGAAAGAAGTTAAGTACCTTCTTGGAATAGACAGCAGGAAGGAAGAACGAATTGGTCTGACCCGCAACAGAGTTTGCAAAGTTTGCATCTGTATCTGTTGACGGCTCAAAGTACTGATCTGATTGGTTATAAGCCATTGTGAAAATCTCCTAAAAAGACAAATATTATCTTGCTACCCTTCCTTCTGCAATGGCACGATCTATTTCCTGTTCATAACGATCATACTCATCAATAGATAGGGCGGCAATTTCCCGTTGTGTCCAAATCTTGGCTTCGCGTGGTTCAACGCCGGTAGTCTTTGTTGATACCATATCAGCCGCATTAGACTTTGAAAGTTGTGACGGGCGAGAAGATTTTTTAATCTTAATATTATTTTCCATCTTATAAAGATCAATTGCACGACTTGCTAAAGATACATTATCTGGGTTTTTATAAATCCAACGCTGAATTTCTTCAGGCTGAACTTTAGCCCATTCATGAAAGTTGTCATCACCCCTGATATCTTCAAAGTCAGGGTGTCGATCTCTGAGAGCTAGTTCAGCATCACGCTTAGACATTTCTGCTTCACGCATTTCGATTACTGATAGCTTTTGTTGAAGAGCGTTCATCTGCTCTTCGCTTCTCATATGAGCAACTGTTTCGACAGTATCATATAGATCTGGATACTCTGATTTAAAACGCTCAAGATCTTCAGCACTTTTTGGCGGTTGATACTGCGGTTGTGCAGATCGTGCCATAGCCTCTAGTTCTTGTTCGCGTTGCTTAAACTCAGAGATCTTAGTATCATAATGTTTTTTTAGATCGTCATACCTTTTCTTATAATTGGTACGAGGACGTTGTTCTTGTTGAGGGGTTCCACTTTGGGAAGTAGCCTCATCTTCCTCAAAAAATAATGAATCTGCACTCTTAGTAGCTTTATCGTCTTCTTCATGCCAAGACTTTCTAGCATTGTACGGATTCGCTTGCTCTTCTTCGCTCATGTCACTTCTCCTTTCTGGGGCTTGTTGTCTCTTCAAGGTGGCTGTGTTATTGCGCTTTAACACAGGGTCTTGATACTACAAGGTGGCCTCAAGGTTATATAATGATAAGGGGCTAGTGTTCTAGGTAGCCTTATCGTTTCATTAGGCTGGGCATTCGGTTTGAAGAGAGCATTTGATTCTCTACTTCTTGCTGTTGATTCTCGTTATCTTGATTGCTATAAAGATCATCGACAGGCATTCCACCTTCTGCTTTAGCCATAAGACCGCCATCATAAGCACGTTCAGCATCGTCCATCATTGTTTGGAGATTGTCTGCACCTATTTGGTCAGTCGCTTTTTCGGTGATAACAAACTCACCGTCCGATAGCCTTGCGGGTATCGAATCTGAAATTCCAGTGCCGGGGCCATCAACTTCCCCAGCGCCAGAAAATTCTGTTGAATTAAGAATAATTTTATCTAAGATCCCTTCTAGTTTTGGATCGTCATCTAGAACCTTAAATAAATATTCTTGCTCTTCGGGTTCTAATACTTCTTCTGCTACATAGTCTACAAACTCTTCTTCCATTTCATCATCTGGAAGCATATCTTCAGCCTGTTGCATTTCTTCTTCTGGGCTGATATTGTCGTATGTATCGACAGGAGGTTCCTCTTCAGCCATCATCATTTCTGGAGGAACCATCATAGATTCGCCACCTTCAGCAAAAGCACCACGACCCATCAATACATCTGCTTGTGTTACTTCACCGTCTTTGTTTAAGTCTGGAAATGCTTCAGCCATCATTTTGTTCCTTTTGTCTTTGATTCACTTGATCCTTTAAAGTAAGGAGGTTAGCCAGAGAACTCGCTTTCCCCTGCTTGCGGAACATCTCCTGTTCCAATGTTGCCGTCGCCAGTGCCTGTAACTCCAGCATCCGTTGGCTCTGGAGGTACTCCTTCAGGGGTTCCCACATTTCCGGGTTGTTGACTAAGGGGATCAGCTTGTTCGCCAGTTGCTTGTCCAACATTATTTTGCATTCCTATAATTTGTGCGGCTATTGCCGCTTCTTCGGGATCATTTAGTATTTCATCAGGATCAAGATCTAAACTATATGCTAGTTCGCTAATAAGCTTTGACATTTTAACAAACGGAGCAATAGCAGGATTTTGAGCAGTCTGAAGAAACATTGTCAATCGTTGACTTCTTACTTCCTTTTGCATAAGGCTGTTAGTACCCATAGCCTTAATTTCTAAATCACCTTTAGTTTTTAATTCACCTTCAAAGAATTGCATATTCCACTGGAAGTATGCTTTACCCAAAGGCTTTAGCAAAAAATCGTCTAGGTTTTTTACAACTGTTTTAATATTTAGTGATGCGGCTCCAAGCAACATTGACATACCAGATGCTGTACGAGTCATACTCTGTACGCCTGTCTGACCATGTGAATAACTAGGAATGCCTGTTTGCTCATCTGCAAGCTGTCGGAACTTATCGAACATCATTAAATTTTCTTGAGATGTGTTCGGAAACTTTAGACCATGAATTGCTTGGCCTTGCATTCCTGACTGACGCCTGAAGACTTTGCCCGGATAAATTTCCATGCTTTGTCCACCAACAAGCATAGTCTCATCTACGTCAAAAATTACTGAGCCACTTAACGCCAGATTATCAATAGCCATTCTTGCATGACCATTCATAATCTGTTGACTATCATTCATGTTTTCAGCAACGCCTACACCAAAGAAACTGTATGGGTTTCTCTCGTATGGGAATGCGTTGTAGGGAATACGATGTGGCGTAAAGGGATTAACAACAGCCCTGAGTACAAGGCCATTACAAATCCAAGCATTAATTTGTATTTCATCAAGAATGTCTACCTCTTCTGGAAGTTCAATACCAACATCTTTAGCATACTCTGCATCCATTAAGCCCCAGTACTCAAGCACTTCAAAACGACTAGCACCCATATCTGCCATGCGTTGGTCGTCTTTTAATTCATACTCGTAGTCTTCTTCTGTGTAGTTGGGGCCAAGCATCATACAATCACGAATAGCATCTTCGTTAAAGTATGGCATTTTTCGTAAAGCTCTCAGTTGAGATTTGTTTAGCTTGTGTCGGTGTACTATATACTCACACTCTTCAATAGATGTTGCATTAGGATCAGGAAAGAAATCCCAGACACTTACAAATTCAATGCGCGGTACACGAATAGAAACAGGTGTATACTCACGACCTCCTTCATTATCTTCCCACGTATGTAAAGTCTTATTAAAATTAAACGGCCCTTTTACAATACCTGTACCAAAAAGAGCAGATTCAAAAATAGCGTTACGCATTTCAGTAGAACCACTAGACTCATCAATTTGATCGTGAATGAGTTTTTCCATATTCCTTGCGGCTTCTTTAGCCGGTGAAATTTCAGGAATATTTGGAATGGGGCTTGGGCCTTCAACAAATGTAACTTGATCACTTTTTTCAAAGTTTTCAAATATACCTTCACCACTAGTCAACCTAGCTCCGGGTTTTAGTACACGACCATCTCCAGCATAACCAACACCACCTTCTGGACGTTCTTCTTGCATAGGCGGTTGGGGGGTTGCGTTTGCTTCAATTCCGGGGGCGGCTTGATCATCAAGGTGCATATACTCACTAACGCCTTCGGGCAGTGGAGTATGTGCTACACCAATCGGAAACTTTCCTGTACCAAAGATTACGTCTATTAGCTGTCCATAGGCGGCTAGTACTTTAGTCTTTGTAACTTTAATAAATACACGAGACTTTTCAGATTCTCTAAACTTTACGTTTTTAGGATATAGTCCACGAAAATTATGATATGCAGTCATCCAACGATTTTCGTCAGAGTCTTTTGCTATTTTAGAATCTGTAAATCTTGCTTCAACAAGACCAGCAAGGTTTGATTTAATCTGGGCATCTGCATTAATAGATAAACCATCTTCACCCTCTACTGGTTCAAAGTAAAGATTATTAGCACTATCAATTATTGTATTGTTTTCTGCCATGTTTATCCTATTGGTGTTAGGCTAACGAGAGAATAGATAAGTGTAAAACCTACAACAATACCTAGACTATAAATTCCATAAGTGTTTAGTGGTCGCCAAACTTTAAAATTTCTTTTCAAAAAATACTCCTGCGTAATTACCACGTTTTTCTACGCCAATTTTTAATTTATCATTTATGCTTTTACTTGCACTAACAGAAGAAGACCTATTACCAAACTTATCTGTAGATGCTTCACCACGAACTTGAAAACCTTTGCCTTTGTATGTAGCACCAACACCGGCTCTTTGATAATCATCAGATCCTGATACAGAAGCAGATAAATCTAAATCTCCTACGCTTTTATGAGCTACTAAACTACCATTATTATAAGTATGTCTTTTCTTCATATTAGTATCCAAACGTCCCATCTGCTGGTTGATAAATAGTCTCACGGTGTAATCGACGCATACGACTAAACGTATCGTCAATACGAGGTCTAGACATAATCAAATACCTCAACGCATCATACGCATGGTCTGGTGCGTGGGTATTTACATCTTCAGGATTGCTTTTATCCAGAGGAATACTCTGTAGTTCGCGTATCAGGTTAGGACAAGTATTAAATATTTGTAATTTGGGCCTTCCGCTTTGCTGAACTTTTAAGTATTCGTGGATTTGAATTTTTCCTGCAACTCTGTTTTTATCTGCTCGTCGTAGCTTATGTCCAGCTTTGACAAGCGTTTCTCCAACTGTTGGGCCTGTCTGCCCTGTGCGATTCCAACACGCTGTATCTAATACGCCCGGAACGCTCATTGGATCATTTAGTTCCATTTCTGCTATTAAGTGCGCTAAGTCTGTAGCTAATAGTCCTTTACGATAAAGTTCTCTATATATTATTAACGTATTATCGTCTCGATCTATTGCACCCCAAACACAAGCTGATTCTGAAGCGTATCCATAGTCAATGCCTTTTATGCGATCCCAGTTTATAGGAATTTCAAAAGGATCAATAATATGAACATCTCTGTCGAACTCTGTGAAGGCCGCACCTTCTGCAACCTCCCAATCACCTTCTAGTAGCTGTCGTCGTTGCGTAGGTGGCAACGCCTTTAGCATCTGTTCATAACGACCATCATATGCTAGGTATGGATTATCTTCTAGCCTTGCTGGTATAAACTTACGGCTTAGGCCGTCTTCACCCTTAAATGATTCGTTAGGTGGTGAAGGAGTAATATATCTTTTCTTTACCCAATGCGCTCCAACACCACCGGGGTTAGCGGTACACCGCATATAAGGTATAATCTCTGGATCTGTTGTACGCAGTCGTGAAGCCAAGTAGTTCCAAGAAAACTCTGTAGCTTGGTGCGTAATCTCATCAAATCCAATCCAACTATACGCTTGTCCTTGGTAGCGATAAACATCTGCATCTCTCTCCAAGAATCCAAATTCTATTTTAGCTCCAGACGGAAAGTTCCAGAGCTTCTCTACTTCTTTGTACTTACAACCGGGAAAGGCTTTCGGGTAGAGTTCACGAGATTTATCTATGAGTTCACGTAACTCTGGCATAGAACGCCGCAGGATTAATGCCCTATGCGCGGCCCGATGAGCATAACGAAGAGGGTCAACCAGCATCGCGTAGCTCTTGCCTCCACCAGCCGCACCACCATACAAAACATCAGTCTCAGAAGCGGCGAGAAAGTCAGTTTGTGGCCCAGTGTTAGGCTTAAAGATGACATTCTCTTCTGCGACAGTCCTTAACGCCTTGGGCAAATCATCCGTGGATGTTGTTGTAATTTTGCCTTCAGACTTTGCCTCAGTTCCTTCTAATTTATTTAAAGTACTCTTAGAAGTGTCAAGCGACCTTTTATAGTTTTCTAGCTTGGTGCGTACCTGCGCTAATCGTTTTTCTTTCTTTCGTACAGTTTTCCTTGCGTCGATCTTGGCCTTGGTTTCGGAGTGGTAGTTGTAGCCTCGACCTGACGAACCTTTGGGTCTGCCAGTTTTCTTACGAGGTGTTCCATCCTTTTTAAGTATAAAATCCCCGTTGTCGTCTCGCATATACGCATCAGGGTTTTCCTCCCAATCACTCATAGCGATCTACAATCTTTTTTAAACCAGTATGAGATATAGTTCTATCTGTATCATACTCTAACCAAGTAGCCGCTTCACGTAAAGATAAAACTTTATTTTTAACGAGAGGAACGATTTTATTGAGAGCTTTTAGTTCTACTTCTATTTCCTCTAAGTGTTCACCATCTTCCATTAGTTTATAACCAAATGGGATGGTACTGCTACTACGCCTCTTCATATTGACCCTCTATAACTACCTCCTGTTTGGCTGGTAGTATAAAGAGTCCGTTTGTATTCTGCAAGTTTACGTCTAGTTTATCTGTTTTAGATATGCCTACACGGTCTAGGACTGTCTGTGCGGCCTGTAGACGGACGTTAGCTTGGGGTATGGGGTTAGTACTGTCCATAACCTCAACAAGCTTTAGAGAGGCTTTGGGGGCATTCTGAGCTAATATATTCTCAGCTAGTTCTATTATCTCTGTTTTAAGGGCTTTAACTACGGATGTATAAGAGCCTTCAGCATACCCCGCTAATTCTGCGGCACGTTTAGTATCACCATTGCAAGATACAAGGTTATCTAAAAACGATTGTTGCATTATAGTTAATTCTTTATTCATAACTATACATTATATAGGTGATATGGGGTTTTGTCAAGTAGTGTTTATAGTATTTTATGGTATTATTTGGCATAAGTCTTGACAAAACAAGAATCCAAGTATATAATAGACTATGTAGCCCACCGGGTACATATACATTTGCATAGCCGCCTTTTACCTTTAAGGTCTTTGAAGTGGGGCGACAAACTGGTTGACATTCAGAATCTTTGAAAATGTAGAACTATGAGTATATATAGGGGGGATGGGGGGTGGTCACCTGCCTAGCCCTTCAAAGCTTTGAAGGGCTAGGAAGCCTAGAATACTTTAAAGTCTTGCAGACTTTAAAGTATTCTAGAAATCTACCGCCAGAGTCTCTAAAGATCTCTAAGATCTTTAGAGACTCTGGTTGCCAGACTCAGAAATCTTTAAAAATCTTTAGAGATTTTTAAAGATTTTTAAAAAATCTATAAAAATCAAAGATTTTTTTAGATTTCACAGGCGCGTGTTGTAAAAACCTTAAGGTTTTTAAGCCTAGCCAAATCGCTTAGTACTTCAAAACTTTAAAACCCCTCACTTGTGAGGGTTTTAAAGTTTATGAAGTACTTAAAGGCCCTCCGAAGCCGCTTCAAGCCGAAGGCTTGTGGCAACCAAAACTTACAATTCGGAGAATTGACTATGGCGAAGCCAGACTTCAGCAAGATCCCAGCCTCTAAAGAGGCTTCACCCCGACAGATCTCAGCGATTGCAAATCGCTTTGCGAAGCTAACGAATCCAGAGGATTCGTGGATGCTGACCAAGAAATACACCGCAGTTCTTTACAGATTCCAAAAGGAATCTGGGAAGAACTTGACTCACGGCGACATCCAGAAGTTCTTCAAAGTCTCTAAAGTTCCTAAGAACTTTAGTGACTTGCTCAGTACCGCTGAAGAGACTCCAAAGGAGTCTCCAAAGCCTTCAAAGAAGGCTCCCACTAAGACTTCTACGAAGTCTTCCAAGACACCGCCAAAAGTCTCTGAGGCTTCAGAGCTAAAAGCTCTGAAGAAGCAAGTCGCAGACTTGACTGCCGCCGTCCAGTTACTTCTGAAGAACTCTTAAGAGTTCTTCAAAGTCTTCAAAGACCCCAGCTTTGCTGGGGTTTTTTTATTTATAAACCCTAAACTCTAAAGGAGTTTTGTATGGAATTTGTTATTGAATATCGTGAATTTAGTTTTGCAGTTGGTATGTGGCATAGAGATAGTGATTTTTCAGATATTACATTAGCACAACAAGCATACAATAAAAATGTTTTAGAGATGCCAGAACTTAATTGGCGTTTAATTATGGTAATTAAAGAGCACGATGCTCAAAATTAATTAACCGACTGAGGCTTTAGGGATTCTTAGTTT